CAAACCCGGCATCTTGCACCAAAGTTTCCATCGCTTCTTCAACAGGTTTAGCTGGTCCGACAGTCAACAAAGAATCTACGCGTTCAACCAAATCGTCATAAGCAGCCCGATACTGATCCAAAGAAATTTTAAACGCACGCAACAAATTACGCTCAGCACTACGACCGCTAATCTTGCCCATACCCTCGACAAGACCATTCTTTCTAAGAATGTTTTGAGCGTTGTCGATAAAACCAGCCATACCCTCAGGGTCAAGCCGGCTCATGCTGTTTAACAACGGGCGTGTAAACACTTGCTCTGCGTTAACCCGTTCAGTACCGGCCAACTCACTAATTCGGGCAACAACATTCTCAGCAGCTTCCGACGTAGGAACTTTCCTAGGGGGACGACCCAACAAATCAACACGACCCGGCGAAACATCAAATGCGTTACTAAAACTTTCATACAAAGGACGCAAAACTTCTGGCTCAAAATTATCCCTTACAAAAGCTTCCTGAGCCTCACCAGAAAGTTTGTTGTAAGCTTTTTCCATTTCATCCAAAGTACCCAGTTTAAGTTTTATAGGACCAATTTGTTTAGGAAGTAAGCCATCCAAAACTTCCCTGGGAAGCTTGGCCCAACCAAGAGTCCAATCATCAAAACTAAGTTTTTGTGGAACGACAGGCAAATCGTTGGCGAGTCTTCCAGCTTCCCAAGACTTCAAGAAACTAGCCATCTGGTTGCGACGACTCAAAGGTTTCTTACCCCTAAAAATCTTTGAATCTTTAACTGTTGCACGCAAACTACTGGTAACAACGTTCTCGGGCAACAAACCTTTTTGAATCCCCTGCTTAACCCTCTCAGAAAACTTCAACTCTGCTGTCGCGGGCTTAGGTACCGACTCCGCAACATCCCGAAGATTGTTAGGTTTAGCATTAGAAACACGCTCAGAACTAACTGCTGCATCCAAAACTTCGTCAGCCTCTTTGACAGCTTTCTTACCCAAACCCAAAGCCTCAGCCCCAGCACGCGCACCACGTAAACCAAGATTAATACCTTTAGCAACTTGTGCGCCCGGTACCCACATCAGCGGATCAAAAGCAACATCACCCTGAAAACCTAAAACACCCTTAGTTACTGGGTTTACGTTATCCGCAACATCAACATAACCAGGATAGTTTTTGAAAGCGGTGTCGTACCCCTTTTCAATAATGTCCGAAGTATAATTTTTGTTTTCACGGCTTTGAGAAAAGAAACCGGTAAATGGGGAAGCCGCTAAAGCCCCTAAGCCCTGCAAAGTTTCACCTTGCTGGGCTCTTTCAGGAAGGTCTAGTGCTTTATCAGCAATATTTGTGACAGCATAAAGAGGTCGGCTAAGAAAATCAATTACCCCGCCCAAGAACCCCATTTCTGGTTCTGGCATAGCAGGAGGTTTGACATCACCAACGCTTCCCGCGGTGGGGGACGCAGACGACAAAAGCTGTTGCTTGTAAACTTCCCTTTGGCTTTTAAGGTAGTCAGATAAGAAAGAATCAGAAGGTCTTTCAGACACAACTTCTCCTAACTATATTCGACCAATAGATATTTCATAGTTTAGCTGTTCTTCGGCTTTATCACTATCACGAAAAAGTGCGTACAATTCTTGATAACGTACATTACGGGCCCGTTCCTGCTCAAGAGCAATATCAGCGGCAGCTTGTCCCTGCTCAAAAGCAAATCTTTCATAAGCAAGCTGTTGTTCGGGAGTCAACCCTTGTTCCTGATTAAGTTGACTTACCGACTGAAGCTGTTGCGCCAAACCGGGAGCCTGCATAGCACGCTGGTAAGCATCCTGCTGTTGCTGCATCTCCAAATTCATCATTTGACGACGCAAAGCATCCGTTACGCTGGTTTGATACTGGGCACCCTCCTGTTGGGCAACCTGAGCCATCTGCGAAGCAAAATCACCTGACGAAGCACCGTACCGTTCTGTAGCGCCCAAACCAGACGCCCTGCCCGACTCCAAATTAGCGACAGCCTCAGCCTGCGACAAAGCGGCAGGATTCAAAACTGCTGGAGCCGCGGCCTCAATGCCCAAGCGGGCCATTTGATCGGCGGCCTGTTGCTGCGCAGAAGCATAAGCCTGTTCAGTGTTAGCCGAGGCGGTGTCGTAAACGGAACCAATACCCTCAGACGCGCCACTATAAATGTCGCTAACACGTTGTACGTTTTCACCCGCACGAGAAGCAATCTGGTCATACATGGCCTGCAGTCTTTGGTTTACCAGGTTGCCTTCATCCATCCACCCTTGAGAGATGCTGGAATAATCTGGGGCAAATTGATTTTGGTACGCAATAGCCTCAGCCAACCAATCAGTAGGGGCCGGTTGGTTAGCGGCTTCTTCCTCAGCAGCTTCCTCAGCAGCTTTTTGAGCAACAAGTTGTGCAAGAGCATCTTTATCAGCTTGCTCTGCGCCGGGAACATAATACTGTGAACCTGGTTGAGGATAATCTCTTTGTCCCGTCCAGGTTCCCCCACCAGAAAGATTATTTACATCTAAATTAAGGTTTCCAGAACCCGCACCCAAAGCCGATTGTGCGGCAACGGGATCGTACATTAAATCGCCAAAACCGTAACCTATAGGAGCCCCGGGGCGTCCCGAAATAAAACGAGTAAAAGCATCGCCAGCGTTAAAAACACCTTTTACAGCGCCTTCTTTAAGACCGCCTAACTGCGACGTAAGATAATTAATTCCGTACTGGGGTGTTTTAGGCACCTGAGAAGCTGTGGGCACACGACCACTAACCACATCAATAGCTCTTTTAATAGGCGAGTCATCCCACCACGAAGGTTTGGGAGGTTCTACTTTAACGTTATTGGTCATTACCCACCCGCCAATGCTCGCATGTAAGCATTCATTTGATTTGTAGCAGCTCGCTGACTAGCAGCTCTCTCAGCTGCCTGGCTACGCTCTTCAGTACCAGAACGTTGCCCAGCAATCTCCGTCTGCAAATCTTCGCCAAAACGTGATCTTGACAGGTTCATTGCATCAAGCTGGTCACTGAGGCGGTTTTGGAACTCACCAAAAGTTTGTCCAAAGTCGCTAGAGCGCAAAGTTCCTCGGGCAGCGAACTCGTCGCGCAAACCACGTGTACCGCGGGCTGCGGAACTGTACGGATCAAATTGTCCTTCAAGGTCCCATTGACCCATTTTTTGTGGTTCTGTCGGGGCAGACATTCTTGAAGCCATTTGGGGTTCTGGTGTTGCTAAGACGTCACCGAAACCTGTGTTGCCCGCAGGACGGTAACCCATTTGTTGTACACCTGTGCGGAAGTCTTGTCCGTAACGGTCAGCTCTCTGCTGGGCACCTGTTTCGTAGTCTTGTAGTGCTTTGTTGAGTGACGCAATTTGTGCGTTGTATTCTGGGTCTTTCCAGTTAGTTTTAAAGTCGTCAAGTTGGGGTGTGCGGGGTGTAGGGTCTCCTCCCCCTGAACTACCTCCTACGCGAGCCCCGGAAGAATCGATAAAACCCGTAGCTATTTGAGGGAGGTTGAGAAGGGGAAGTTCGGCAATCGGGGCAGGAGCTGGGGCAGTCAGAGTCGGGAGTCCCCGCATAGTAAAGCCCATAGCGGACCCAACAGGTTTAACAGGAGTGTAATTAGTACGAGTCTGGTTAGGAGGCTCGCCAGCACGCTTTTTAGCAGCTGCTATGCGCTCAGGCTCTCCTTTTTCTATTTGGCGAATACTAACCATTAGCGACCACCCTGCAAATACCGCATAAGCATGTCAAAAGGATTACTACCGCCAAACACCGCATCACTAAGGTCATCAGCAGGTTTATTGTAAGGAGCAATCTGCTCAGGCGTCATGTTAGGAATATCCGAAACCCTGGGCCCCTGCGGAGTACGAGTCTGCATAGGGGGCTCACCAGAAAACCCACCCATTTGAAGCTGCTCCATCAAAGCCCGTATCCGAGCCTGCTCAGGAGTCATCTGCTGAGGAGAAGGAATATTGCCGCCAAAACGAGTTTTACGGCGTCCCGGAGGCTCGCCATAATCTTCATCGCCGGGATACGGCAAACGTTCTCCATTGGGTCCAATTGGCATAATAACTCCTAAGAAGATGCCTTACCGGGCATAGACGACAAACGGTTCATCATCGCACGTTCACGAGCCTTCCTTTTCATCTCCTCATCAGACATGTTTTCATTCTTCTGAGGGGCCAAACGATTGCCCATAGTTGACTTATCTCGGTACATTATCCAATTCTCCTCATCAAAGCATCTTTTCGTGCAGCAGCTTTGTTGTCCCGCATTGTGTAACCCGCCCTATCAGTAACCTTACCAACAGTTGGCATAGGACGTCCACTCCCATAATGCTTCTTTCCAGCAGCATACGGGTTGAAACCACCACCGCCTTGAGCGGGTTGACTAAACTGAAGCCTGACTTGGTTCATTACGAAATTTCCTTAGAAACAGTTTGCTTGGGATTAACATACGTCATCAATGAAAACAGTCTAACAGGTGCAGTAGAAGTAGATCCGTCTGTTTGAAACCCTACACGAAAATAAATTTGCCTAAACCGTAAAGACTTCAAAAACTTGATAAACGTTCTCGTTAGAGAGTTACCCGACACACTAATATCTGTTTGTGTCGAAGGTGCCTCAGTTTGCGGTTGGCCCCACGTAAAGTCACGCAAAGAACCCCAATCACCGCCGTCATAAAGATCCTGCCACGACACAGCAAACGAATATGTTACAGGGTAAGCAGTACCCTCAACGCTGCCTCGGAATGTTGCGTCCAAGCCCCACCAAAACAAACGCTTGTAAATAGAACTTGCCTGGTAATTAAAGTTTTTAGTTTCGACAACACATTCCATGTCCTCCGTCGCCGTACCCACAGCATCCGTAATGAACAAAGTAGGTGTTATACGCGACCCTCCCGAAGCAACAGCTGCAGAACTATGTGTTATTGCAACAGGTACTTCTTCGTTACCTGACTCGCGGCGCACAACCTTGCCGACAGCCCCAAACTCAGTAGACTTCCACGTAGTCCAAGTCCTAGTTCGCAAACTATAAACATACGTTGTGTCGTAAAAACTAAAAATAAGTCTTCGGTTAAACTCCGACACAGCAAACGGCAAATAAATACCTGACGTAGTATTTGCGCGAAAAGGAACTTTTACGTTAATTTGCGAAGCACGATTATTTGTAAACTCGTAAGCTTTGTCCTCGTGCATAAAATAAATTTCGCTCTCAAACTGGTCAAGAGCTTCCTTAGAGTTCAAACCCACATTAGGAACAACCAAAGAAACAACAGCAGCCGCCGGGTCCGAAGTATATTGCAAACCATAAATAGAGTTCACCCGAAAAATAAGCAAAGTATTAAAGTACACGGAAAGCTGAACAATGTTCTGCCCATCCCCGGTACCAATATCCACAAAATCGTTAGTTGCCTGCCACAAAGAAGGATCCGCAAGTGTCCGAGATCGGTACAGCCGAGTACCCTGGTTTGTGCTGTCCTTACCCTCAGAAATCCACAAACGCCCCTTAAACGTCACAATGGACTCTCCCAAAGGCATGTTGTTATCTGCAACAAAACCACCGCTAGGGTCCCAATAACCACCAGGCGTCAAACTACCCACAGAGGCCGTAATCCAAGCCTGGTCGTCATACTGCACCATTGCAGCACCAGAAAAAGTACTAGTAATAAGAGTCCACGTGTTGCCGTCAAAATAATATGTAGAGTTTTTACCGTCACTTGCCAGCAAATACGAGGTACCCGAAGCCGTGTAATAGTAACCCAAAATATTAATATTGCCTGTCGCGTCCAAAGGAAAATCAACACCCAAATCTTCAATAGGTGGGCGCGATTTCAAAGAACCATCAAGATCCAACTCAAAATTTTCACAAACAGTAAGTTCGTTATCAGCAATAGAAGTAGGGTCGCTGAAAGTATTAAGGCCGCCAATAAAAGGCCCTACCTGTATAGGCGCTCCTGGCATAGCTTCCCCTAAATAAGCTCGTAAACGGTGCCTTTTTCGTAGGTCATAGTTTGACCCAACATTTCACTCTGCCCGCGTTCCGCAATACTGTTAGCAAACTCAGCCTGCTTCGCAGCCATCATCTCCGGGTTCTCATCCATCTCATAAGCCCGCATCAAAACATAATTCACAACATCAGTAAAACAATCGTCAGGAACCGACAACACATCCGTAACAGTAGTCGTCACATCAGTAGGCTTCGCAAAATAACGAATCGTCATCGTATAATCTTTATCCGGTTTAGGCCACAACGTAATATCCCCAGCCCACGTGTACCAAAACTGTGGGGCACCCGTTTCCGTAAACTCAGGATCAGCCAAAGAAATACTCTCCTCAGCCTGAGCAATATTGATGTTACCAATCCTGCGACCATTCAAAGACAAACTAGCCACATCATTAATCAACGGAGTAACCCCCGCAAGGCTATACGTGTACGTACCCGCAGTAATAGAAATAGTTGCTACAGATGGAATAACCCCGGCGGCTTCCGCAATTTCGTTTTGTGCGTCGTTAATCCAACGAACAATGTCGTCGTTGGTTAGTTGCACACCAGATTCGTCACCGAAAGCACGTTTTACGTAGTCGTAAATTTGACCAACAGTTTTAGTGGGGTTACTGTAGTTCATCGCTCAAACTTCTTTCCGTTGTGGGACATTGTGTGCTTCTTGTCGCGCCCACCGGAAGCCAAAAATTCGATATGTTCGATTCTATCTTCTATTTCGTCTTCTTGCTTTTTTGCTTCCATTAATTTTTTGGCGTTTTCTTCAGATTCGATGCGGCGCAAAACGTTTTCGGTGCCGTGTCGTACTGTGTCGCCATCAAACAACCAAGCAATAATTTTGTGTGGCTGTTTCATGTCTTCAGGCGACAGGAAACGCACGATATATTCTGGCATATTGTCCGGCTTATCGAGGATAGCCCAAGGCTTTTTCTTTTCCTCTGGGTCGGTACGGTTCTTTTCAGGGATGTAAACCAGCGAATATGTGGGCTTCAGGTCCTGCAAAATCTGGGCCATGTGCACATGGTCTTCGCTGATGAACTCTCCAAGATCAGAGTTCCATACTTGTGGGGATTGTCCTAGTGTAATAGTCATGGGGCTAGTTTAGCTTATTCGCCAGCTAAAGTACCCCAAGTCACCCCATCAGCGGGGATACCGGCATCACCGTTAACCCAAGTGCTGGAACTAGATTCGTACACAAGTGCTTGACCGTTGGTAGGAGTAGTAATGTCTGCCGACAGAATCTCCTTACCTGCGTTGTCAGAATAAAAGCGGTGCTCATAGTCTGCAAGGCTGAGGCCTTCAGGAAGTTCTGAGGCTGCTTGGTAAAAAACAAGTTTGTTTTCCATTATTTCTCCTAAAAATAAAGAACGCCCTGACCCCATTATAGGGCCAGGACGTTCTTTATGCGAAGCTTTAGGCTTCGGTGATGTCCGAGATCAGACCGTGGCTGTTACGACGGTCAGTACCAAGCTCGTGGTACTCAACCATGCGAGCGTAGTATGCGTCGTAATCACCACTGGCGTCACGAACTTGCTTCCACATCGAACCATCTTTGTCGATGAAGTGCCAGTCTTCGTCACGGTAATAAGTGAGCGCATCTTCGTTCACAAACCACTGCTTACCAATCGGTGCGTCGGGGTCAGCTACGACAGGGATTTCTCCACGGTCAGTAGTGAACGCGAGGCCAGAGAACCCACCAGTGAATTCCTGCGTGTTAACCGTCTGACGCAACTGCGAAAGAAGGTTGAAGTACGCACGGCGAACACCGAGCGACTGCAGGATAAGGGAGGTCGAACCACCCTTAACACGGATGTCATCTGCCATCTTAATCATCAGGCTCTCCGACAAAGCGCGTGCGGTTCCACCGTTAGCGTTAACGGAAGCTTTCCACTCAGGCTCAGTCGAGGGGTTGATGTTGTAGAGGGTACCGGAGTCGCTAATGATAGCGGCAAGACCAGTAAGCTCACGGTTACCACCAGCAGCCACACCAGAGCCCTTGCGGACAATGATGTCAGCAGAAGCAGTAGCGGTACCGGGAGTAGTCGTGAAGGTAACAGTGTTGGCACCAGCGGTGAGGTCCACAGAAGACACAATCAATCCAGTGTTGTCAACCGTGTTACCCGTCTGAGTGTCGACGACCATACCAATCTGGAACAGACGTGCATCAGCGACAGGAACGACAGCACCAGTGTTAGCACCAGTAGCAACGCCAATAGCACCGTTACCGGTACCGTAAATCTGGCGGTTCATGTCCTTCTTCAGGTCGTTCTTCAGACCCTCAACCTCGTTGTCCAAAGCCTTAGCAAAAGCTTTAGCATCGGTGTCAGAGAGGCTGATAGCCTGCCCGGTCAACTGAACTCCACCATAGGCGTATTTCAGTCCAACACGAGCTGCAGCGTGTCCTTGCTGACCGGGGGTCGGCAAAGCCTCGGACTCGAAACGAGATCCGATACCGCTGTTACGGCGTGTGTGAATGGGGAAAGTAACATACTTTCCACCAACTTCGTTGGTGACACCAGAACCACTGCGAGTAATACGCTTCAGAGCGACAATTTCGTCGCTCAGCTGCTCGCGGATACGTCCCTGGTACACCTCCTTGAGATATGACTCAATAGTTGCAAGGGTTGCAGCCATTTTATTTCCTTTCTGTAAGAAAGGAGATTAAACCTTTAGTTACCGGCCTTGTTCAAGTGAAGAAGCAATAAGACTTTGCACATCGTTTCTTGACAACTTTCCGAGCGGTTTAGCCTGTTGTCCACCAGGCATACCCCCCGAAGTGGGCAGCAATTTTGGGGCCGAATCTCCTGGTCGCGGTACTGCGCGAATTCGGTTTACTGTTTTATCGACATACTCATTAGCAACTTCTGACAGTTTTCCTGCCTTACCGCTACTTTGAAGTTGAAACGCCGCCCGCATCAAAACTTCCCGCACATCGTCCTCCGAAAAGTCCGGGTGTGCTTGCTTAAGTGCGCCGATTTCCTGTTCGAGTACGGAATCTGCTTCCTGCTGAACCCTTACCTGCTCCTGTTGGGCAAGAAACTGCTGCATTTGCTGCTGCTGTTGCTCCAACTGTGCCAAGCGAGGATCTTCAGGGGCTTCTCCGTGCTCATCTGTAGCTTCTTCATCTACCGCATCCTGCATTTCTTTAGCAGTTTCCGGTAGTCGACCATTTTGCTTTAGGAATTCACCTAGAGCGTTGTAGATAACTTCAGGTTCTGTGTCGAGTCTCTGAGCAATTGCAGAATAGTTCTGTAACTGTTCAGGTGATCCCAACCCAGAATATTCCTTAAGCTGTTGATTTAACGAAGAAATACGAGATTCCGCATTCTTGTCAAAATTCTTAAGGTCATCCTGAATGCTATGGAAGCTAACAGGGTCGAGTTTTGTACGCAAAGACTCCCAAGCGGGATTGCCTCCTGAAGAATCAACTTCGGGAGATGCCTCCGCTGTTTCTACTGGCCCTGAAGAATCCGACACTTCCGGTTCTGTGTCAATCTCTGTACCTGTAGGTTCGTCCATTTTGTACTCCTTATCGCCGTACCTCCCAGTGAGGCCCTAGCATTGTGGATTTAGTTTACTATATTTAGTTGTTATTTACACACGTTCTAAGAAAGAGCGTGAATTGCATACGTCAAATCGTTGTAAGTCATTTTAAGGACTTCAGCGTTTGTGTACGTGGTTGCGTCGATAGCCTGTAGCTCAGTCTTAAGTTGAGCTATCGTCTTACGACCATAGTTTCTTGTAGGACGGTACTCCATTTGAGGTACCGTGCTGGCAATAACATCAAAATCTGCCATAATTATACTCCTTGCGGTTGTTCAGGGGCCATATCGGGTACAGCCCCATTAGGTGCCATCATAGCACCTGCACCCATCTGAGGACCACCAATAGGCACTTCCATGTTATCCCCGCCAAGAGGGGGCCCACCCTCTTCCGTCCCATCACCAGGAATTGTTTGCAAGAACTGTTGCAACTGTTTCTGCTGCACAATCTGCTCGTGCATAGCCACGTGGTCTGCAAACTGCTGTTTAAGTTCGTCAGGCAAAATTTCGTACTCTTGTGACATACGGAACTTGTTATGCGTTTCAATATGGACTTCGTGGACATCAAAATCATCGACAGGGACGATCAGCGGTGTCGGCATGTTCTGCAACTCTTGCATGATCGTAGGATCAGCCATAGCCTCCGGCGGAATCTGAGTCATCAATTCTTCCATAGCCTGCTGGCGAGCCATTTCCAAAACATCTTCTGTAAGCATTTTCATTTTAATGTTTTCTCGTTGCGCTTTACGTTCAGCCACATTGAGAGTGTCCATAATTTTCTGTACCCCGCCAATTTCCAACATGCGAGCAGCCGCTGGCTGGTCAATGATGCCGACAGCAAACATATCCATCACACGGGCTTCTTGAGCAGCTTTAGACTTCGCAAAGCTAGAGCCGGGCTCAATACGAATATCTGTACCCGAAGCAATATCGGCACCCTGCAACAACATTGTGTCGAAAGCACCATCAGCACCAATCGTGCGAATCTTCCGAGGAATGTCAACATACTGCACAAACAACTCAATAGTTTGTATAGCAATCTTTTCCACACCAGCCTCAATACTCTGGAACTGTGGTGTCAGATACTGGTTAGACGCTTCCTGCAAATAAGAAATAGCGGTACCGGAAGTAACACCCGGAGGTGTGTCACCACGCGACACTTCCCTTTCACCAGAAATATCAATCCAGTCATTCAAAATACGATCCTGCTGCTCCAAATAATATTGAGGCAGCGGCGACAAAGGCAACGGCTCAGGCGGTGGCATGCCAGGCTTGTACTGAATCACCAAACCAGGCTCATTCGTCAACTTAGATGGAACAATAGAACCCATTGGTGCGATCAGCTGAGGCTTAGCCATGCGACGTCCGGCTTCAGAAATTTCGGATCGCAACCCGTTGTATTCTTTCTGCAACTGTGACAAGTCGACAATGGGGCTATCTGCGTAGAACGTGGCTGTGGGGATGTGCTCAAACTTTGTAAACGGATACATGTTGTGCCCGTAAGGAAAACCGTCTTTGTACACGCTGATCAGAATGTCGTCGACAGTAACGATGACGCCACCTTCGGGCATAAGTTTGTGTGCTCCGGGCTTAATCCACGTTTCGTACACAATCACACTGTCAGGTGCTTTGTTGTGCCCCAAGTTCAAATAGGCTTCATCCAAAATTTGGTTGGCACTGGAAACGCTGGGAGACAACTTAATATCACCCAATTCTTTGGCGAAATAGTATTGTGCCCATTCGACAGTCTTTGTGTAAGCGTTAATAACAAAAGGTTGGTCTTCAATGTCTTGTTCGCGGATGTCGGGAACAAAAAGATGGAAGGGTGTGACGTGCCCGAACTTGATGTCCCCCATTTCACCAGAAACTTTGTCTTTACAGTAAGGGTCCCAATGTGTTTTTAGGAATCCGTTGCCGGTAACAATGGTCCACCACGTTGCGCGGGACATGTGCTGACGCAACTTTTTAGACTCACTAATTGATGTCCAAGCTTGTTCAGCGGCAAACGCAGCACGCTGATCGTCATCTTCAGACGATGCGGGGATAGCTTGCGCCGTTGGAAAAGACGACAACATTTTTGACATTTCCCAACGAACATAAGACCTAATACGGTTAATAGTTTTACGTTCGTGGTAGTAAGGCTTCCGAGGTGTAAACAACTTGTCTTTGTAACCGTCAGGAAAGTTACCGCGTGTCTGCTCAACCCAGTGATGCCCATAAAACATTGACATGTTGTGAAACCATTGCAGCTGTTTTTGAGAACGAGCAGTTTTAGCTTTAGTCCATTCAGACTGTACCCAAGCAACTAGCTTGCGGGCTTCTTCGCTTTCACGGTACTTATCAAGGTTCAGCCCGTCTTCGGGTAATTTAATTACTGTAGAACTCTGGGTCAACCCCGGTGAGTTCTGCGAATAACTGTCTGGCGTCTCGGGCATCTAAATCTTCTCCTGCTGCTAAATTCGGGTTTCGACTAGCAATTCTTTCCGCCTCAGCCTCGTCGGATGGGTCATAGTCCTGGTAACCACTATAATCTAAAGTTTGATTCATCGCTTGAATTTGTTGAAACGCTAGTGGATCGCTTGATGCCACCAGTGCTTGCGCTTTCTCGTTCAACTTCGCCAACGTTTGAACCGTCTTGTGGTTCTCCTGCTGCTGTGTCTGAAGAACCTGGGACTGCTGCGCCAGCAGATTGTCCACTACCTTCTGGTGCCAAAGGTACTGCAGCACCAGCAGTGTTAGTAGAATCAATGAGAACACGCTCGACAAAATTATTGACAACATCGTTTTTTAGCTCCTTAATAGCTTCGTTATAGCCACGGTCATACCATTCTTTTTCTTGTAGTTCGACAGAAACAGGTTTTGCTTCGTCGAACAGCCCGGCAAGCTGAGCCATTTCGCGGATAACGTCCACCGCAAGGTATAGCCGTCCCCGGTCAATTACTTTGGTGCTCATGTCAATACCGGTATCGATAAACGGTCCGACAGAAGTTCGTGTGATGTAACATACGCCGGGATCTTTAGCCGGTGCGTTTATTACTGAGTATCTACTGGTCATTAGTAATATCCTCCTATGACGGTAAGTCCGTCCTCATTCGTTGCTTTGTCTTCTGCGAACTCGACGTTAGGGTCTTCTCGCATCTTCAACAACAACTCCTCATACCTTAGCGTAGTTGGAGCTTCTTCGGAACCACTAGCGTCTACGTAAGGGGTCAGATCGGGCCTTGTCGTAGCAAAGTATCGTGCCGAGTCAAAAGCGTGATCATCCTTTTTGTGGACAACTTCCTGCTTATTCATCTCATACGCCATTTTGTCGGAACTATATGACGACCACCGCAGTTTCTTCATCTCACGAATAAAGTTGGGGCAGTTACGGGAAACAACCCATTTAGGCCTGTTTTTACCCCAACGGGTGTCACCACGAAGCCTCATGTACGCCTGCATTTTTTCAATACCTACCATCACGTCATGGGGTATGCCCTCAACGTTCACGTAAAGCCCGTGGAGGGCATATTCCTGAATAATGGATGTCCCAGTCACCCCGTTGCGTTGACGCATCGCAGGGTCGCCCATACGCTCTATAGAGTCGGGTTTACGCCCCCAGCTAAGCTCACGCTGCTTCACAACCTGTGAATGCTCCGACACAATCATATTTGACTGGTAATGCTCCGCAAACGTCACAATATCCCCGTTAGGCGATACAGCGTGCCACAACCAAGCCGTAGGGTTATTCAACCCATGATCCACAGACGCATACACCGACCAACCCTTAGGCACATCACCCGGACCAAAATCTACAAGATGTTGTTCCAAATTTTGGCTAAAAGTAGGAAAAACCAAACCACTGCGAGCAACAAAGTTGCCTTTTTCACGAATATCACGTTCCTCCTTATTCATACCAATCGTATAAAAATTCATGTCTTCCATTTCAGCCTGAATGTAAGGGTTCTGCTCAGCCGACAAAGTGAAAGTATCAATCCAATCAGCCCTACCCTCCTTCGCAGGCTCCCACAACAAATCAAACGTCCAACCCATCCCCTTTGTAGGGGTAGCCGCAATCACCCAAAACCCGTTGTAGTCGATCAAACGCATCATAGACTCGTTAAAAATATGCTGAGGAGGCTCCTCATCAAAGAAAATACCGTGGCGAGGCACACCACCCAGCTTCATCATGTCCATACCCCACGTCACAAAATCAATCGTCGACCCATTCTCAAACGTCAAAATATAGTTAGAAGCATCCCAACTTTTAGACCAGTCACCCTCCACCAGCCAAGACCTGGGAATCCATCGCTTCATTTTTGGCAAAATAATCTGCTCAATGCCTTTAGCGACATCGACAACAACAAACCTTAGCTGGATAGGCCCAGAACCCCATGAAGCAGGTCGCTTAAGATATGGATGAGTATTTGTAGCCCAGTAGATAGACTCAACGACCTCAGCGTCGGTTTTTCCCCCACGGTTACCTCCAGAAATAAAACGTCCACGAAATTCAGATTTATGGAACCGTAACTGCTCCGGGTAATCCTTTTCACCATAATTCAAAATGTTAGGTTGGTGAATACTTTGATCAAGCTCAGCAACAGCGAGCTGTAAAAGCTCGTTTGCTGTCGGTTGGCGTTGTCTAGAAGGCATTAGGCAGTAGAGTTATCGGTTGCTCCAAGACGTACAAGAATAGCATTAACCGACAACCTCCAAGCGTCCGTCGCACGCGAACCAGAAATCGTTTCATTAAGCAACAAAAGCTCCGAATCACCACCATCATGGGTGTGATCTCCTGGAGAAGCCTGGTTAGGGTTAGGGCCTAATGTGTGGTGCAAAGACTCTGCACGAGAATCCGCGTCACTATTAGTATGAAAATCAGCTACCGCCTGCGCGGTAGGTTTTGGGTTTTCGTCCTGAGTAAAAGTACTAGGACTATTATCGCCCGACAACATAGACATAAAGCCTCCTAAATAGTTCTCATTGTACTGCTTTGCACGCTTTTACTGCCACGCTGCCACTTACCGCAATCTTTACACTGATACCTGCGGTACTCAGCGGCACCCGTCCTCTCCGTACCACGCGAATGCAAATTACTTGAAGCACAACTAATACAAGCCTCCGGCTTACCATCATGCAACCCACGATTCGGGTGGTTCTTAATCCACGGCAAAAACTTCTCATACAAACCAATAAGAATGTTCACGTCCTGGATCTGGTACTTCTTCATCTCCCGCCAAGCCTTCTCATCACCCGCCATACACTTAACCCACAACTCAAACCCACTATGTTTAACCTTCGCCCCAATACCCAACTTCTGAGCAACATAATCAAGTTTGTTAGAAGGAAACTTAAACCGTTGCCTAGACGTTTTCAAAAGGTCAATATCTTTATGCGGAGAAGGAGGCAACATGTCGTTCTCAATAAACTCACGATACAAATGCTTCGCATCAAACCCGGCAGAGTTCCAACCCACCACAGCATCT